TTCTTTTGTTTATCAAAGGTTTACCTAATGTTGTTCCAATGTTCCAGTGTTCCACGAGGGTATACGCTGGGATTTGACAATTTGAGAGTCAAGAGTCTTGTTTTTGCGATGTAATCAAGAGAGCCTTTCCCAGACCGTTATCAAAACGCTTGGAACATTGGAACAAACCTATATATATAATATATCTTATAATAATAACTTTAGTAATTTCAAGGGTTTACCATAGCCTACATACCGTTGTTCCGTTCCGTTTGTAAAGTTATAACCCCCTATTTACTGGAACACGAATAGTATCAATAACTTACCTCAAAAAACATTATCACCTAAGAAATACTTATATTATAGACGAGTAAAACCAGAACCTTCCTGCGATTTCGTGTTCCGTTCCATTAGTAAAGTATTAGTGGAACAAGAAGTTAACAACCACGCCAGTTAAAACAAAAAACAGAATAACTAGGTCGCAAACCTTCGTAAACTATAAATATTTCTAAAGTGTGGAACACATACCGACCCTTGTTGAATTTGTAAAGT